AGAACAGAAGAGGCGTACCCCGAACTCCATTGACAACTATGGATGCGATGGGCCGTTTTAACATTGAGCAAGAGATAGCTCGACGTATGGGCAAAGGTAATGTCGATCCCAGAGAGTTCGGTTTAATGGCTCGAGGCACTATCCCAACCCTGAGCGGCGGCAGGAAGAGACCCGAGGAAAAGCCTCTTCAAAAACTTCGAGAGGTTCGGCCGTATCGTGGGTCCGGTGATCGCTTGCCCCAAGTGCCACAAGTCATGATGAATGGCGGCATGGTCATGCCTATGCGTTACGCAAAGGGCGGCGGTGTCGAGATGGAAGAATTTAAAGCGATGGATGGAAAGATAAACGGACCTGGTACAGAGACCAGTGACGATATTCCAGCCATGTTAAGTGACGGTGAGTTTGTCATGAAAGCGCAAGCCGTCCGAGGAGCAGGAGCATTTGATTTAAACAAAGATGACGGGGGTATCATAACGCTGAAGCCAAACGGGAAGGAGAGCAGAGAGCGCGGTACTCAGATCATGTACCAAATGATGGATATGTTTTCTAACCAAGCGAGGGCTAGCTGATGGCTACCGCTGAAGAGATAATGTCTTCTCCAGAGTACATGGACGCTCTTCAGCGTTACCAAGATTCTCGTGGAGAGGATGCGGAGGCATTACAGACTTTACAGAATTTCCAAGCGCAAATTTCTGCTAGCCAGGGTGGAAGTGCAGAAGAGCCGTTCATCGGTAATATTACTCAGACGGAAACTAGGCTGGATCCGCTTACCCAACAATTACTGTTCGGTCTAGATGGCGAGGGAGGCTTCATCCCTGGAGCGTTTCGCGCAGCAGAGAGAGTATTCTTTGACGATCAAGGCAGACCGATCGTCATACCTCAAGAGATTGCGGGTCTTACGCCTGATCAGTTACGGGCAGCGCAGTTACAGAGACAAGCAATCGGTGTACAACAACCATTTATCGAAGAGGCGTTACGCCTCGGCAGGGAAGGACTAGGATCATTACGCGGCGGCTTTGCAGGACAAGCCGAAGCAGACAGAAGGGCGCTTGAAGAACTCAGAGAAGCATCTCGATTCGCCCTAGATCAAAGAGATCGAGCTCTCCTGGATCAGTTGCGCGGTGGAGCCAGAGCAGAAGAAAGAGCACTAGCCGCTGAGCGTGGATTACGATCCGATCTTACAGATGCTCTAGGCATTGGTACGTTGGCTACCCAACAGCTTAGTGGAGCCTTGGGTGAGTCAGAAAGATTGCTGCGACAAACGACTCCAAGAACCGACATCGTTGCGGAAACCGAAAGGTTTATGGACCCATTCGAGCAACGGGTTATCGATCAGACTTTAGAGGATGCGTTTAAAGGTCTAGCGCAAAGAGACATAGCGCAGAGAGCCAGGGACATATCAACTGGTGGTGAATCGGCATTCGGATCCAGAGCGAGACTCAGCGCAGAAGAAAGAGCAGAGGCTCTCGGACGCGGTCTTGCAAAAGAGATCGGCGGGTTGAGATCAGCAGGATTCCAACGAGCCCAACAAACCGCAATCAGCGAAGATGAAAGGCAAAAACAAGCAGCACGAGCTGCCGCATCTGGATTAGCTGGTCTGAGTGGACAGAGATTTGGTGCGACTACGGGACTAGCTGGCCAGGTAGGACAGCAAGCACAACAAAGATTTACGGCTGGACAAAGTGTCGGTCAACAACTCAATCAGCTTGGGCAACAAGCGGGACAAGCTAGATTACAAGCCGGTCAGACGGGTCTTGCTGTAGCCGGTCAACTCGGTGGATTACAGAGAGGCGTTGGCGCCACGATGGCTGGACAAGGTCAAGCCTTGCAATCAGCTCAACAAGGTCTCGGTGGTTTCCTCACTGGGTTAGGTCAACAGCAACAAGCTGCAACAGCCGCTGACGTTGGTGCGCTATCAGGCATCGGTGCTCAGCAACAACAGCAGAGACAGCGGGAACTAGACGCACAAAGAGCTGCGTTGCTGCAAGCACAACAGGCTCCGCTAGCTCAATACCAAGCATTGATGCCATTCGTACAGATGGCACCAGCCGGTAGGTTCCAACAGCAGACCCAGTTCACTCCACCGCCGAGTGCGTTACAAGCTGGACTAGGAACAGGTCTATCTGCATTTGGTGCCTTGGGTAACTTCTACGGACAACCACAACAGTAATGGCTATCAGCAGGGCTCAGATGGAAGAGCAGATTAAGGGGTTTGAGGCTGGTGATTTGGTTACTAATGACCCAGCAGAGATTGACCAAGCGCAGCAAGACGCTTTTGATCCCGCGCAAGTAATCAGTGGCACTAGCACTCTGGACCCTAGAATATCTGCGTTGGCTCAAGCTCTTGCGGTTCCCGATTTTGAAAAAAGATCGCAACAATACAGAGATAGACTTTCTTCTGTTTATGCACCATCTGAACCGGCTAATTTTTACGACCTAGCGACAGACCTCGGCAGGGCCATACTAGCAGCACCAGCAGACACTGGCCCTTTTAGTGCGGCGGGAGCTGGATTCGTTGCGTTTTCAGATCGATTGAAAGCGGCTAAAGAAGAAGATAAGAAAAATCGTAGAGCGGTAGCACTCAAGGCCGCTGAGCTAGCCATGTCTGATGTCAGCAAAGCAGAAGACAAGCTCAGAGACTTTGTGATTGACTCCTACCAAGATCAGTTAGCCGGTGATGTCGATGTAGTCACCTTGCAATTCGATGAGGTAGACGAGCAAGGCCAACCAACGGGTCGGCGTGTCACCCGAAGCTTCGATAAGAAGACACAATCAAAACAGATACTGAAAGCGTTGCGACAACAGAACGGTGTCAAAGTATCAGATCTCCCAGACGTTCAAGGAGAGAGCACCCTAGACAAAGAATCCTCAAAGATTTTTGTGAAGGACTGGGTCGCCATATCAAAAAAAGGTAATGATGCTTACGGTCGTATAGATAACATTAGGAAAGCCAAAGAGATAGCAGGGGAGCTTGGCCCAGCCGGTTTTGGTAAAGGCCAAGAGCTTACTTTACCCTTCAGACAAATACTTGCAGACATGGCTCCCTGGGCGACTGATATTGAGAAGCTGAGAGGTCAGGAGGCGCTCAAATCAGTCACGATTATTTTTACTCTTGCAAACGTGGCTCAGACAAAAGGTGCCATATCGAACAAGGAGATGACGCTCTTTGAACAAGCTTCACCGAATCTCGGTCAGACTTATGAAGGTTTTTTATTTACATTAGATATACAAGAGGCGATCGCTCGGAAGGAAGCTGAGTTCGCGAGGGAGTACTCCGACGAGTTTAACCGATTGATGAAAGAAAATCCTGATTTGAAAGGACCAGGAGCAAAAGCGGCGATGGACGCTTGGACTGCTAAATGGCGAGAAGAGGGCCGCGATAAATTTTTAACTGAAGAGCAGAAAGCTAGGATTCAAAAGGCCGCTGACGATGCAAAGAAAATGGGCATCGGGGATTACACAGGGTATCAGAAAAGAAGAGATGAATTTATTAAAGAGCAAAACGAGCGCGGTCAATTAGCGGCAAACGCTGGACTTGATCGAGCTACTAATAGGAGTGGGCCTAGTTTAGAAGAACAGGAGCTTCTGAAACAAGCTGAAGAAGATCCAAGCGTATCCCGAGAAGAGTTAGCTCAGTTATACCGAGACATTTATGCCAAGTATCAATGAATACCGGCGACAGCTAGGTTTAGACACTCCAGGGACTACGCTGGAAAAGGGTAGTGAGTTCCCAAACTTCGGTCAAATGTCTGAAGACCCAGACTATGCTTTGCGTAGAGCCAAAGCATCGTTGTTTTTTGATGATGATGCAAAGCTTGAGTTTCTAGCCTCTCAGAGGTTTCCAAACGATCCCCTGGCGGCACTGCGCTACAAAATAGTAGATGGCGTTATTGTATATGAAGATGACGATGGCACTGTAAAACCAGAGTTCATTCGGCCTTCGGACGCTGGCGTACTCGATGAGTTTGTAACGCCTAACTTGGTTCCTGCCGGCACATTCACCGCTGATTTAGCCGGCGGCATGATTGGAGCTAAGAAAGGATTCCAAAAAGGGCTGGAGTATGCCAAGAAATCTGGCGTTAAAAACCCTTTCGCTTTGGCCGGTGTTGTTTTAGGTTCAACAGCCATTGGCGGCTTCGGCGGTACGTTAGCCGTTGGCGGTGCAGCAAGAACAGCTAGAGGATTACTTGCTGATCAATTTTACAATCTTCCCCCTGAAGAAATTTACGCAGCACTGCGTGACGCTGGCATCTCGGCTTCACTGTCTGCCATTCCATTCGGCGCCGGTCCCACTCGCAACGTGGTTGCAAAGTTCACTGGCAAAGAGGATGCGCTTAGGCAGTTATTGAACGAGAAGAAGTCGGTACAAGGAATCATAGATCAGGCAAAAGAATACGGTATCGATCTGACCGTTGCGGAGGCAGGAGACATCGGCACTAGAGCTGCTTCATTGCAATACTTCTTATCCAGGCAACCTCAAATTCAAAAAATACAACAGTTTTATAACAACCGATCGCAGCAGATAGCTGAGGCGATAGGTTTGTTTGCAGACAAAATGGGTTCCAAGGTCAAAGATGTTGGTATCCAAGGGATTGAAAGAGGCGTCGCTGATACGGCCGCCAGTGTAATGAAAGAGTTACAAGAGCGGAGAAAGGCACGAGCGACCAAGCTATACGACGATGTTCGTAACGCACCTGATCAACAGCCAGTAGATTTGTCTGCCGTGATTGCAGAGCTTGATGACACTATCAACAACACGCAGAACCCTGCGTCTCTGATTCAAGCAGCACAAGACTTCAAAGACACTTTGTTTTTCACGCGAGTCGAACAAGTCAAGAAACTTGATGCTAACGGACTGCCGGTGCTTGATAAAAATGGACAGGAGATTTTTGAAGAGATTGAGGTAAAAGAGCCTCTTACTAATCTCATGGCTATTCACGATCGACGCACAACCGATATGGAAAAGATTGTTAAATCGAATCTGGATAGTGCGATTGCTCAAAAGGTTATTGGGTTTAGACAGCAAGTGACGCAAGCTCTAGACGAGGCTAATGGCACATACGCTTTGGCTAGAAGAGTTTACGATCCGAACAAGCCAAACATAGATGCGACTGCAAGAAGCGCCATAGGTTCAATGGCTAGATTGTTCGGCCAAGGCAACGACAAGCAAGTCGCAAGATCGATCAAAGAAATATTCAATCCAGATGTTTCGGCTCAGTCATTACGAAACGCGAGAAGAGTTTTACAAGCGGCCGACCCTGAAGGATTCAAGAACGTCAAAAAGTATTTCATTAATAGCAAGTTTGATGATTTCGCAAGGACACAAAGTCTTGAGGGTGGTGTCCCAAACTTCCAGAAATATTTCTCTCTGAAGAAAAACCAAGACATGTTGAGCAATTTGCTTGAGCCTGATGAGTTCGCAAATTTCAATCGCATGCTTGGATTTATGGATAGAGCATTTAACAGGGTGCCGAGAGGCGGTTCTCCGACTCAGCCTCTACTAGCGATGGAAGAACAGCTTGCCAAGGATTTTGGCGACAAAAAATCAGCCACATTAAAATTCATGCTGGCTGCATTCAGACTTCCTGGACGGATAGTATCCGGTCAAGTAGGCGATGACTTATTGAAGAGAATATCTCTTAAACAGCAAGAGGCTTACTACGATAAACTGACCGATGTACTTTTGGATCCTAACGCAACGAAGGTTCTAGATGAGGCTTACGAATATCTTGACCTATCTCAGTTTGGAGCCAAACAAGCTGCGACTCGTACCGGAGCGGAAGTCATTGAAGAAGTGACGGAACCGGAGGTTCAGGAGTATCGGCCGACCGAGCAGCAGACCGAGAGAATACGAGAGCAACTACAAGAACTAGAGAAGCCTCAAGCGTCGATATCGATAGAGGATATTTTTGACCCGCTACCACAGACGCCAGGAGCCTCTCCTAGCAACGTAATCGATTCACCTACCCTATTACCCTCTGATCAGGACAGAGAGCTTGCAAGGCGGTTACAGGGAGGTATAGGAGGTCTAGGCGCTATCGCCTAGTTCTTCATCAAGATCAGTGGGTCTACCGACTATGACGGCCTTATCTACATCAAAATCGAAGTCGATTCCCATTAAGGGGCCGTCTTCTGTTTCTAGGATAAGGTTTCTTGATATGAGTCGGAGGAGTGCTGCCTGGTGATGGAGTGTTGTGCGCGAGAAAAGATCTATAATCTCGTCGGCGCCCATCGGAGGCTCATAGGTTGCAGCAAGGGTTTTTCGCCTCTTAGGCCAGGACAGCACTAGACCCCCCGATACTGTGCAGGGTTGTCAACTTCCCCGAACTCACGATCGTAAGCTTCATCTACAATGACCTCTAACTCGGCCTTGAAACTTCTACGATTACGAGTGCGGATCGCATCAATCTTTTCATACGTCTCTTTGGAAACGCTCAAGCTCTTGCGATCTATTTTGGGATCTTCAACCTCAGTCATTTTGATTCCGTATAAACTTTTGGTAGATTGTGGCAAACATTATACAAGGTTGCAACCATGTATGAATTGAAGAACTATCTACTCAGTATGCAGAGCCACTGGATGATAAACCAGCCCCTGTATGACGCGGTGCAGAAGTCTATGCCGATGATTGCGAGATATACAGGTAAGCAGGGTATGGAACGCTTAGAAGAAACGCCAGTATCCAAAATGGCTAAACAGGTATTCCCTGGGATATATCGGATCCCATTATTCAGACGTCAGTTCTGCAAGCTTATGGTCGAAGAGATCGGGCATATGGTTAAGGAGATTCCCTTCGAGCCAAATGATTCGGAGGACGAGCTACGCCAGATACCGGAGATTGTGCTGCGCGAACATATACCGGCGCTGTACCGCAACATGTGGTTTGTGGTTAACACGGTTTTGAATCCCATCATCATTTCTCTGTTTCAGCGAGAGTGCCGGGACATAGCTAGCGTACAGATTGCCAATTACAACCTCGCAGAGAAGAAACAGGGCGCTTGGCACCATGACGAGAGCGCAGATATAAGCGTAGTGGTTCCCCTCAACACGGGAGCATATAAAGGTGGTGGAACAGAGTTTCACCGGCACGGTGTGTTAAAGCCACTGCCCAGCGGCCATGCGTTGATCTTCCCAAGCTTTACGAATCTGCATCGAGGTCTAGAGGTCACCAAGGGCGATCGATACCTTCTCGTGTTCTGGCTGTTTAACAAGAAAAGAACGATCGATTTGTATGAAAATATGATTACAGATTATTGAGTAAAAGTGTGGACAACGACACGGGATTCAGGCATTATAATCATGTCTTTAAAAAAACAGGAGTTAGAAATGGATCGAATAGCACACGAGATTGAAGTTTTAGAGTATACGATCGACGGTTACATCAACGATTGCCGATCGATAATGGGAGCCCAGTTTTTTGGTGACGATTATGATTGGGAGTCTGACAAGGAAGTCCAGGGCTTGCGAGAAAAGATCGGTGAACTCAGAAAAATTCAACAACGACTACTAACCGCATAATCCAACTGACGAGAGCTGGATGGCATCCAGCCGAAACGCCGCGAGGCGTCTTGGAAAGCCAACAACTAAGGGAAAACAATATGAAAATAGAATTAGAATTCACTGAGCAAGAAATCGATTTACTTGTGAACACGCTCTGCCCAGACTTCGCTTCTGAACAGCCGCATCGTTTTGAGGTGCCTACTGTCCAAGATGGCAACTTGAGCGAAGATAACCTTCACGATCAAACGATCCAAAAGTTTGTGGGTGAACACGATGGAGAGGCAGCGCTGTCTTTCGTAGGTGACCAATTCTTGGTTGCGAAGATTTACGCTGACTGGTGGACTCAGAAGTTGGGCAAGAAATGCCACATTTTATGGGATACCCATAGTGAAGAGTGGGCTGTCTGGGTTCCCGAGTTTTACGAGGAGCTTGCTGCTTGAGAGCCCATCTCACCTTTCAGGGCCAGGAGGAGCCGATCGAGATCGAAGCCGGCTCCTACTCTGGTCTCTTCAAACAGTTTGTTAAAACCCTCAAAGCCAATAATTTCGATGAGGATCAACTGGTTCACGCGAGAGTGGACCTAGTGTCTATCAATGACAAAAATAAATAATCCGCACAAAACTCTTTATCTGATACGAGGCTTGCCTGGATCAGGTAAGAGCACGTTGGCAAAGAGACTGGCTTCACGAGTGTTGATTGAGGCAGACACTTGGTTTTACGATCATGACGGTAATTACAACTTCGATCCCAAAGAGCTGCCCCAAGCTCACCACTATTGTGAAACGGTTACGTTACACGCGATGGTGCATGGCGAGCCACAAATAGCGGTCGCTAACACATTTTCCCAAAAGTGGGAGATGGAGCCTTATCTACGACTCGCCGAAAAATACAACTACACCGTGAATATTATTGAGTGCCAAAACGATTATGGCTCTGTGCATGGTGTCCCGAGAGAAAATATCCAGGCGATGAAAGATCGATGGGAATCGATTGAGTGAAACAATCGCCCGAAGATCAAGTGCTCGATCTACTCCAGCTCGATACTGAGGATCGGAAAGAGCTGGCTATCTTACTCATACTATCCCTGCTTGATGACCTAAGCACTGCCCAAGTTCTTGAAATAGCTGAGATTCTCGGCAGAAAATAATTTCATCTTTTTTGTCTACAGGTGTATACAACGACACGGAAATAGTAGTAGAATAACCCTGCCAACAAAGATAAGGAAAAAACATGAGTGCATTTCTAGTCAACGCGAACCACATTGCTGAGATAGTGAAGTTCGCAGAAAACAACCGGTTCGACCACGCCTACAACTGTGCGACACAAACTCCGATCGATACCGATCCCAAGAAATTGGTCGCACTGTTAGCCCAGGCGAACATCGACAGCTTGGTTGCCAGGTACGGCGAAGATCCAAAAGACTTCGATGGATTCATCGAAAAGTGCTTGGCAAATCTTAAGTGGAGCACGGACGGAGTCGGCCAGAGCCTACTCACCGGAGTTGGTGTTTGCCAGCTCGACGCTGGAGACATTTACAACATGGTCACTTGCTGGGACTACCAATCTTGCGAGGTCGATAATTGGACGGGTACCGATGCCTACTGGATTGGTGTTCGCATCAAAGACCTAGCCGCTAGGAAACTCGCCGAGAACGCGAGCGTCAAGTGGGAGTACTACCCGAATAAGGAGGTGGCGTAATGAAGAAAGGAGACTACCTGATTTACGAGTGGGCGATCTACTTGGATTGCACAGAGACCCTGGAGGACGATGGATCAACTTCGATTGACTATGACGGTGATGTTGATTTCAACGATACCTATGCTTGTGTAGCGGGACGAGGTGATCCAGACGAGATCAATGTGATAGAGCTTCAGAGATCTCACCGCTCGGGTGAAGATGGAGATCTGATCGAAAGATACTACGCAGTGGTAAAGGACGGCGAGTTACCAGAGTTCTTTGACGGTACGCAGATTCACATACCGAAAAGGTTTCACAAAGAAGTAAAAAAATACCACGAGGAGCTAGACGCCTACACGGCGGCTGTATCCAAGAGAATATCGCAAATGAAAGGAGCCAGATAATGGACAACTATTTAGCAGTCGGGATCGCAGAGGGGTTCGAGGAAGCAGAGAGCGAGGACCAGGTCATAGAGGCTTGGCAACACTTGGTCGATACGGGACTGGCCTGGACCCTGCAAGGTTCTTTCGGCAGGACGGCCCAAGCTTTGATCGACCAGGGCATCATAAATTCTGCCGGCTCGTAGAATCAATCCTCAAAAGGATCAAAAGGGAGTTTCGGCTCCCTTTTTTTATTCGTATATTTGTAGACAACGACACGGTAATTTGAGATACTTTCTTCGCCAACAAAGTAAGGAGAAAGAAATGGCTGATGAGAAAAGAAATAATCTCGCAAAAGTAGCTGAGTTCATTGATTACGTTTTAGATTTCTACGGACCCGATTCAGAACTCTACCCAGAGCTAGCGTTCACTAGGCAAGAAGTTCTGTTTGCACTAGGTGCGGGACTGGTTGGAAATCGCTGGCTGAACGGACGTTTCGATGGTGACTCCGTTGACAGAGAATTGATCCGAGACTTGGTCTTAGAAATTAGGGAGGAGGCGTAATGACTATCTACCACCATTACTTAGCAAACCCACCCGTTAGCCCCATCACTGGCCACCCAGATCGAGGTAGCACTGCTAGGGACGGATTCTGGGTTGGCTACAACGGTGGCCGAGCGGTAGGTCAGCCAGGTAGCGCAGCCCGATTAGCTTGGAAAGCTGGAGTCAAAGCCAAAAAGGACGGTAACGAGAAAGCGATCCAAGCGAAAGAGAAGTTGAGTCGATTCAAGGAGAGGGTCCAATCAGAATTCGGCAAGCGATAAAACTGTTCCTCAAAAGGATCAAAAGGGGCTCTCGCCCCTTTTTTTTCGCTCAGTCATGCGATGCACATATTCCATGTATGGCTCCCCGTACTTATCTTCCCACCACTGTTGCCAGCTCTTTTTACTAATCGGCGTCCTACGCTCCCGCTTATGATAAACGTCCCTGGCTGAATAGTATTTGATCTCAGCGGCCCAACGAGACTCTTGATCGTTATTTGAGTCAGACAATTCTAAACGCCGCACATACCATCGCATTCATCCATGAAGGTGAAAGCGATTTGATCTTTGGCGGGATCCTCAAGATCGACTTGGTCTAGGGGAACCAGGCTACGGTGGACAAAAAGCTTTTGTTTGGTTCTGCCAAACCCTTCGCGTATGGCTGCATCTACAGCGATTGCGTCTTGCCATGATTCGGGATCGTCTTCTTTCATTTTTCGCCAGGTGGCGTTGTCATGATAGGGACAAAAAGTACAGGCGCTTTTCTGGGGCAACTCGTTATACCCGTTGTCTCGCATCCACTCCAAGCAGTGGAGCCGTGTCATTCTCTTTTCGATTAGTGGCCAACGATTGTTGCACCACTTCTGAGGTGCATCTTTCATTCGCTGAATTTCATCCGTGCTGATACCTATCCATTGCTCTACGATTCCCTCGGGCATCCGTTGACGCGGTTGATAACCGGCTAGTTCCCTGATTTTTTTTTGAATGGGTTCGATTTTGTATTCACGGGTGCATTGTCTTCTCAACAAACCCTCTCGTTCCCCAGATTCGGTTGAAGTATAAAATGGAGGTGGTGCCAATCTGTCACCCTCGTTGCCGGTCATAACCGCCTCCCGTAGGTTTCCTTTCGTAACTTTAATCAACGGGAACGGGAGCTGGGTCTCAAGCCAGTCTAGCCAAGTATAAATATGTTTGGGCTCCGCTTGAGTATCGGCAAAGATCGCATAGTTGGGCATGGGCTCAATCTGCCCACGAGCAGCCATGAGTGCCATTGTGCTTGATTGCACCCCAGCACCCAGACTGATGACTACTAATTTTTTATCTGAGATCGCCAAGTTTAAATTCAACCTCCGAATCTAATCCGAAAGGTTTGAAGTTATCTTCTTGCTGGCACCTAAGCAACTGAGCCATAGCTTGCTCATTACGACTGTCGCCGTAAGCGATCGCCTCATCGTCTAGGGTATAGACTGCGTATGGATATGGGTGAGCTTTCTCCTGGGCTAGGAAGTAAAACTTTTCTGTCGGCAAGCCAGCAGCTCGACAAGCCTGGATATAGTACGAGGCTTGCTGATAATACCGGAAGTTATTGATAGCCGCCAGGAAGCCACGAGGCGATGCGTCACGGCATGTTTTGAGATCCCAGATATCCGTGCCAGTGTGCCAGTCAAGTTTGGCTTTGCACGGCTGACCGCACCAGTAAAAACAAATCGTTAGCTCTACACTGTGCTCGGGCTTGGGTACGAACTCCTCAACCACTGCTCGGCGGTCCATACAGGTATCATAGAGATCCTGCTTACAGGGCGTCTTATCACCGAGCCCCTCAAGCCAATCGGCGTATTCCTCTTTGCCGGCCTTGGTCCTACGATCGACTATTGGTTCGATCGCGAACTCATCCAGGAACTTCTCGTGCTCCAGGAACACAGTGTGTTGTACTCGGCCCTCCATCAATGCCGGCGACTCCTTATACTCCTGATACTTCCAAGTAAAAGGACACCTAACTATATCTGTTAGGTCATGAGATCGAATCGCGGGTATTGAGTCATAGGTCGGATAGTCTAAGTCTTCATAGACCCCTTCTTTAAAATCCAAAGTAACTGCCCCCTACAAAACCAATGACGAGCCCCAGGACCAGGGCAGATAAAACTGCCCAACCTGTATAGATCGGTAACCATACATATCTATTCATGAATGCGAGGATCCTTTCCACGAGCGAAGGAGGCATACCAATCCATCTTAGCCAAGTCCTGATCTTCTGCGTTGCCATCCTTCTTCCCTGCTCTCCAAAGATATTTGAAACTCGCTATCTTGCAGTAAGTATTAACTGCATCCCTACCGAAAGCCGCAACCATTGCATCAATGCACTCTATCCCATTGTCAGATTTGTAATGAGATGGAGAGTTGACGGGATCGGACTTCTTAGGTCTTCCGCGCTTTGCCATGTTATCTCCTCAAAAAAATGCGGCCATTAGCTGGTCCTGGACCGCGCAGGAGTGCCAACTTAGCGTAAGGGTTGCCAACCAGCCTTAACCCGAGTGTACCTAAAAAGGGATGTCATCCTCAAAGTCATCGTCATCATCATCATCCGATGAATCAGAGCCAGGGGCTGGTGGTGTGGGGCCGTCTACCTTTTTGGCTGCTTGCATCTCAAAGCATGGTTGCACCTTTCCATCATCGGAACCGGTAATGAGTTCTCGTTGGAAGGGCGCCAGCAGCTCTAACAGGTCACACATCTTTTTCGACTGGGCGTCCGACTGACCGGTGAACTCACGGATGTAATCTGCGAGTACGAACACCTCTTGTTCGTTTATGGTTGGCACTTTCTTAGGACCACCTTTGCTGGTCAAAACCGCATCGACCTTGTGACGATCGCCCGAGGTTCTGCCAACATCCAAGATACAGCTCACGCCTAGTATCTTCTCGATGTCGAACTGTACGATCTCTTCCGTAGTGAACGGTTTACCGCGCCACTTCTCTAAATCTTTTTTCAGCCTTGAGTTGTCTCCTAACGAGCGAGTATAGGTGTGGCTAATCGTGATCGGCTTGTCATCGTCATCCCGCTCACCTTGCACTTCCCAGAAGATAGCAATCTTCTCTTGCTTCTTGGGTTCATCATTTTGGAACTGGTGCATGTTCGTACCTAGTTCCGCAATCATATAGGCTACTGCATCATGCAGACCTGGCTCTAGGTTAAAACTACCGCCACCAGATCCAGAAGTTCCGCTTACATACATTGGCATTTTACTTGTCCTGTTTATAAAAAGTCAGTTAATCTTACACACTGTTCCAACATTTTGTAAATAAACAAATGCCAACATATGCAAAGGGTGACCCACCAAAGAATCAAAGTAGACCGATGCAAGCTCAGATCGAAGCTGAGTTTCAAGACTTCTTACTGACACAAAACATAGAGTTTACGGGCGTCGGCTTTTTAGCCGATAACCAATACCACCACGCCAGGTTCATCGGCGACAAGTCGAGGAAGCAGAACGCTTGGTATGTCTTTTTCTGGAACGATGGTCGCGCCTACGGAATGTGCGGAGACTATCGAGTAGACCAGAGTAAACCCACGGCGACCTGGAAAGCCGGCAAGGGTGAAACCAAGTTTACGTCAGCAGACAGAGAAAGGATTAAACATCTCAATGAGCTGGCCGCGCAGAGACAGGAGCTGGTTTATGAGGAGGCAGCGGAGAAAGCCAAAAAGCTATGGGCCACTTACACTCCCTGCGACTCGCACCCTTACCTGACGGCGAAGGGTGTAGCCAGCCACAATTTAAAAGTTACCCATCAAGGTCGATTAGCTTTACCGGTTCTAAATCTGGAGAAGGGAATCGTTGGTTTACAACTGGTCTCAGGTGAACCATCTCAGGACGGGGGCTGGGTCAAAAAGTTTCTGACCGGCACCAGGAAGAAGGGTTCCTGGTTTGCGATCGGAACTAAGAACATAGAGAACGCACCAATAATCAATTACGCGGAGGGTTACGCCACCGCTGCTAGCTATTACGAACATCACAAACAGCCGATCTTCGTAACCTGGGACGCCGGCAACATCAAGGAGGTAGTCAAGGTCATAGGCAAAAAGTACCCTGATGCTCAACATGTAATCGTCGCTGACAACGACGAGAGCGGTGTAGGTCAACAGAAAGCCGAGGCCGCTCACAAAGAATTACAGCTCATGGGCGTCGAAGCCAAAGTCATCATGCCGGTAGAGACCGGTGACTACAATGACGCCGTCAAAGAGGGTGAGCTTATGACGCCCACCAAAGAGATCACGGTAGCCACGGCTTTTGATTTTAATCGCACGGACAACGGCCGTTACCTGAACACCAAAGATAATGTGAAAGGCGTTCTAATCGTCAACGACATAAGCGTGGTTTACAACGTCATCAAAAAGCGAATGGAAATAAGCGTACCTAATACAGAGTTTATTGCGGACCTCAAGGAAGAGGCAGCACTGATCGAGATCGAGGACCGATGTATACAGATCGGTGTCCCGCACCAGAAAGTCAGAGACTATCTCAAGCTCCTAGCGAAGGAATACAACCCAGTTAAAGAGTGGATCGGCAGTAGGGCATGGGATGGCAAGCCTAGACTGCAAGCTTTCTTGGATAGCGTGACCAGCAGCAACACGCAACTGAAAGAATTACTCATGACCAAGTGGTTGATATCCTGTGTCGCCGCCGCATGCGAACCTGAAGGCGTGGCGCTAGAAGGCATCCTGGTCATCCAGGGAGCGCAAGGGCTGGGCAAAACACTTTGGTTCAAGCGATTAGCCAACTATGAAGATGGATGGCTGTTAGAGGGCGCGACACTGAACCCCAGCGACAAGGACTCCGTCAAGCAAGCGGTGAGCCATTGGATTGTTGAGCTGGGAGAGATAGAGAGCACTTTTAAGAAGTCAGACATAGATCAGCTCAAGGCATTTGTTACAAAGCGCACAGACGAGCTTAGGTTGCCCTACGATCGAGCTTTTACAACTTACCAGCGCAGGACTGCGTTCTACGCAAGTGTCAACGCCAGGGAGTTCCTCACGGATACCTCGGGAAACCGAAGATTCTGGGTCATACCGGTCACTGCGATAAACGCAGATCATGGGATTGATATGCAGCAACTCTGGGCCGAGGTCGCAGAGAAATATTATCAACCAGGACAAAAGAACTGGTTCCTCACAAGTGAAGAGAGAGCACTGCTACAGGATAGTAACGAGTTCTATCGCACCCAGAGCAGCACAGAAGATTTGATACTGGAGTGTGTCAACTTTGAGAGCAGACAGACTAAGCCAACACAAATGACGAGCTTCCTGAAAGACCTTGGGATCGTCGCACCTCGCATGGCAGACTTCAAGGAAGCGGCCAGGATACTGTCAGAGAATGGCATAGAACCACGCCGATCGAATGGAAAAAAGATATATGACCTCGATTATACGCCGCCTGAGAACAGTGTACCTCAACCTGGTCCTGGCTCGTATTATGCGGACTAAGTTATGAAAGTTTATGCACTTCTACGCACTTGTGCTAATTGTTACTCTCAGGGTGCAGTGTTAGGTAAACTATGCACTGTACAGGGTATAGTCTAAGTATATGATCTATATAGATATTCTCATAGGTCAGGGTAGGGTACTCTATTTTATAAGTATTTATTTATATAGTAATAGGTAGTAATAGTAGTAATAGTAATATATGTATATATAGGTATAGAAACACCATGCACCCTCACACTATGCACTGTTGCCAAAACTGCCCATTTTTATTAGATCCTGGCTTGAGTGTCGAAGACAACTTCGTAAAATGGCAGGAGGCGAACAGGATCGAGCGCGAGGCGTGGGGTGATCTCCCGTATACTGAAGCCGAAGCGCGAGGAGCTTTCAATCTGGCAGTGAGTAATGGATGGCTGAAGTACAAAGACCAAGAGGAAGACCAAAGAAAGATCGACCAAAGTTAGCGCCAGCTCCCCAGGTCTTCGAGAAGGATGAGGAGTTTGGGCTCACGGAGATGCAAGCTGCTTTCGTTTGGCATTATACTGAAGGAGCCGTAGGTCAAACCGAGGCTGCTCGTCGCGCTGGCTTTTCCTTCCCAAGCCACGCTTCGAGTAAAATGCTGAACGGCCGTGATCATCCGAATGTGGTTCGAGCGATACGAAGTAAGCAAGATGAGCTGAAAGAGCGATTTGCGATTAGGGCTGAGAAGACTGCGAAGATGCTGTTTGAGATAGCTGAGCAAGCTTTCGAGGCGGGGCATTACAATGCTAGCGTCAGCGCAGTTAAAGAACTAAATCAAATGGCCGGCATTACGGTTCATCGATCCCAGAACCTCAACATTAACGCCAACATAGATAACATGTCCAAGGATGACATCAAGAAGCGACTGGGGGCTTTGCTGGGGGCTTCTGAGGAATTGTCGGACAAAGATCGCTAGGTTGATACGACCAGGCGAAACAGGGGCTTACAACAAAGAAAAGAGCCCCTCTCTTTCCCCTGGCCCCAAAAATCCAGAAAAAATCGGTTTTTTTCGGGAAATGCCCAAAAATCGGGCGTTTTGAGCGGTAAAATGCGTAAAAACCTACGCAAATGTGTACAAAAGTCGTAACATTACTGCTCAGATGCGTTACGATCGGCCTGTAATCGCGTCTAACGGGCGTAAATCAGCCAGGTATGTGACTCCTTGGCGCCAGAAAACGCAGCTCAGATCGCCTTAAAATCGGACCCCCGCACCCCCCTATATACAGCGCGGCCGTTGCGCTATAGCTATAGCTGAGTTTGGCGCATTCAGTACTAAATTTATTGTGGCGGGGTAGTAGGTACCCTAGCCCCCCGTTTTTCAGCTCTGAGGAGATCGAAGCATCGGAGGGATAGGGCCAACATGGAGAAGTTGGACCTCAAAGGTAACCATATCTGGATTTGATTTCTATCAAAATCTGCTCATAATCGCCGACATGGCTGATTCAAGGAAAAAAGGGGCTCAGTTCGAGCGTCAAATCGTGCGAAGACTCAACGAGTTTTTTCATGATCATGGTTATCCGAATATCACTTGTTCCAGGAACCTAGATCAATATCAGCAATCGAACCAATGCGACATTGAGATTCCTGGTCATGCGGTCGAGTGTAAGGCTTACAAAGATGGGTGGTGGTTTGCGACTGCCTGGTGGGACCAGGTATGTGAAGCGGTTCAATGTGAGACTCCGGTTCTAGTCTGGAAGTTCAACAATAAGCCGGTGAGGGTCACGATCCCGCTGCACTATGTGAATGATTCATTTGATGTGGATAACTCGAAAACATGTGTAGTGACGTTTGATGAATGGCTTGATATTCTCAAGACCAAAGACCACTTGTTCGATGAGGTTGCATAATGTCTGAAAGTATCAAAAGCTCAACCAGCTTTGATTTGGTCGATAAACATTATGATGATTGGATAATTTCGGGTCCATCCACCTTGGTTAGCGAAATGATTTCGCTTATCGAAGAGACGCAGCGTGATAAGGGCTTTGTTTTATCTCAAGAGGCGGCGATGATGGCTTGCGTTGAGTCAAAGCGTAACGCTGAGCTGAGAGATATTCATTTAGCCTTAGATACAATTGTTGAGAACACGAAACCCCTTGAATCGTTGACATGGTAAGCTAATGGATCCAACGATCGATATTTTCAGAGATCCGGTTTACGAAGAGATGGGTTTCATATTTGACCCAGAACGAAACCAATATTACGAAATAATCGATCATCCAGAATACGGAGAAATACGCAGTTACATTTCTCCCCGAGATCAGAGCCCTGTGCCTGAGTTGAGTGAAGCTAGGATGTTGAGCGACATCGCTGCTTCAGTTGGTTCTCGATCGCTTATGGGCGGCGAGAAAAGAAGAAATGGGGTTTCTGACCGATCTTTGAGTATTGCTTCGGGGATAGCTCAAGATATTTTATCTTCGGATATGGGCAGAGTGACTCCAGAGGAGTTTGATCGAATGACTCAGAGCATAGTCGATCGTATGCTTATGGGAGGCGTACAGATTATCCCTGAAGGTTTGGAAGAGGAATATGCGGAGCTTAAAAAAAGTTTGCTCCGAGATAGACCCATATCTCCAGGGGGTACGAGTAAAGCGTCAGAAGAACGCCGAAAAGGCATCATGTCTCTAATGTAATGAACCCCAATGACGTAGATATATTTGGCTACGACGAAGGTGGTCTTGTCGGCCAGATGAAGCGCCGGCGAGACCCCGATCGAGATAGTGATCCGCTGATAACTCCTGCTCAACTCTCTTACTTAGCTGCTCAATTTGCTCCTGGCACTGGATTATTGGATGCATCTGGTCGTATGGCTGCTATGCCAGGAGATGAGGTTGGGATTATCGATGCGTTTGGTGGCGAATACATGCCCAGCATCGGCGAGAACATCGCCGAAGGAGAGTACTTTGATGCAGCGATGCAAGGTCTCGGCGTCTTGGGCGATGCGATGTATGCGGTTCCTTTAGTTGGTCCGGTTACAGGCGTTACTTTGGGTAGCACGTTTAAGGGTATAGGTCAGGCGGGTAAGGGCATCAAGAAAGGCATTGAGAGCCTAAGTGGTTTAGGTCCAGATACCAGGGTGACTAAAGATTTTGACGCTGGACCTGTCGAAGAGGGTCAAGGTCACGCGATGCCTTCTGATCTTTTGGTTCCTGGTAGTGGCGAAAAGGCCACGACCCCAGTGGTTCAAAAGTTTACACCTCAGAATACCGACCAGGTCATACAGAAAATAGATGAAGTCAAAGCGAACAACCCAGAGGCGTTAAATTCTACAGAAAACTGGAAAGGCATGGAGGACCAAGCATTCGGTGGATCCTATGTGCCTATGCCGCCGCTTGAAGCCATAAATTATAAAAATAATCCACAATTGCTTGCTCAAAAGCTTCAAAAGCTTACTCCTGAGCTGAAAGCGGGAGTGGATGAGGGTTTCGGGTACGTTCAAGATTTACGGAATATTTACAATTCGGGTAAATCCAGCCCAGAGATGACAGGTCGTTTGATGCTCTGGGGCATTTTGTCAAGGGGAGCTGGCCCAGTGCAGCAAGAGGCTGCTTTCCTTGATGTTCTCGATGCGGCCAGACCCTTTATCAAAAAAGCAGTCGATGGAGAGTTCGGTCCGAAAGACAAAGCGCAGTGGCAAAAAACTGCTGCCAAACTTCTCCCTGAAGGATCTCCAGGCAAGCAAGTCACGATGAATGTGAATGCTGCTGGCCGATTGCTTGAATCCTTGAGTCAGAAAAAAGGTCCAGGCGGCGAAGTGGTTTTAAATCGGCTTCACGATCTTATGTCGAATCCAGAGGTTTCTGGTAGACAGTTCCGTAGAGAGTTTTTCCAAATGACTGACTCTCCAGGAATTGACAATAAAGTGGTCAGTTTCATAGGTCTCGTTGGCGGCAAAGACGATATGTTGGTTATGGACCGCATTCAGTCCAGGCACCTTTGGGATGATGGTCGATTTGGTGGCGCCAATATTTATGACGGTTTGCCTATGGGCAAAGTCAAGACCGGTCTCGCGAACATACTCGGGGGTCCGCGTGGACTGTTGGTTACAGAGCAGTTAGAGGATGGTCTGGAAAATTCTGTCAAACAAGCATACGACATAATTGGTCGCCCAGAAGATGCGAGTATCGGCCGAATGCACTGGGAGACTTGGGTCATTGATGGAGATCAAGCAGTATCACATAGCACTTTGAACAGTGTACTCAGGGATTCTCCGATCGGCGGGGCAGTGAGAGAGGGTAAGCCAGGAACGTTTAGCTCGGGATCGACTTATCGAATGACAGTGGAGGGTCCGATAATCGAGTATCCGTTATCTGATGGCTCTCTAGTTCGGATGACTCCAGAAAGATTCAAGGATTTCTTGGGTGTAGTCAAGAAGCCTAAAACTGGTATACTGCCAGATCAATTTAAAGTATCTGCTGTTAAGGGCAAACCTTGGTATACCAAGGAAGGTGTAGATAGGAGTAAATTAGATGACCTCGCAAGACAATACGAAAACGCAAACCCAGACGGAAGCCTTCGATCGGGCGCTAGAAGGGCTCTCAAAGGTGCAGACCCCGTTTCTCAGCGAAGAGGAGACTTCCTCCGCTCTCTCAGAATCAACAGAGCAAGACAAGGCGTTCAGGAGCGACCTGATGGACTCGATCCTGGAAGATCATCCCAAGCTTACACGAGAGGAGTTAGATCAACAGATGAAGGAGTTCGGCTTCTAGATCTACAGCCTAACGCTCCGGTATCTAATCAGTTTCAATACGCGGGTCTTAACACCCCGAGAATTTCTCAGATTCCAGCGGCAGAAAACGCCTCTGCGTATGAGCAGCAAATGCGTTCTTCTTTAGTTGGGAAGCAAACTGGTGCTCAAGTAGAAATCAAAACACCGGAAGAACTAGCCGAAACCAGGTTGTTTCAGACTGAATCCGGTAGTGGTTTTTCGATAAAATCTGATGGCGATATTACGGCTGTATACGCTTCTGAGGCAGAGCCATCTGGTGGCGCTTACGCGATGCTAGAGGCCGCTGTTGAAGCCGGTGGCAGAAAGCTAGATGCGTTTGATACTTACCTTCCCAAGATATATGAAACCGTGGGGTTTAGGCCCGTATCAAAAATAAAATGGAATGACGAGTTCGCGCCAAAAGCTCCGTCTGCCGTGGAGGACTGGGACAAACAGAAGTTCATAAAATATAACAACGGAGAGCCTGACGTTGTATTTTTTGTTTACGATCCTGATTACACAGGCTCTGGTGGTGCGGCAAAACTAAATTACAGTGAAGACTATGACGCTGCTGTCGCGGTGCAAAATGCAGAAGTAGAAAAGATAAAACCTCGTGTAGACGAGGTTCTTGGACCGGCGCCAGAGGGATTTTATTTAGGCGGTTCGGTAGGCATACAACCTTTCAACATGATGGGTGGTGGACAGCCATCTCAGCCGATGAGATACGCACGAGGAGGCCGAGTCAGCAAAATGGATCAGACAGAATTCCTAAGATCCCTCGACCAGGTCGATATATTTACCAACTCGTTGATGCGCTCCTAAGAACCATTCACCAGTTCGCGATCCCC